TTAGACATGTTGCTCTCCTCTTAAAATATCTGTTGATTGTTTTAACTCTTTTATAATCTCATCCATGATATTGATAAATCCTGACCTATGTTTGCTAGTAAAATCTAACCTGTCAGTATCCCAGTTATATATTGAGTCTGAAACGAATTCCAATTTTTGGATTAATTGGTCTATTTTATCCCCTGCTTCAAATTTACTACTTGACATATTAAACTCCTTTAAATTTTTTATTAATAAGATATCTACCAAAGCTATCGTCTCTACTTCTTAATGCTAAAAATATTGCACCTTCTCTAGTCCACCAGATATTCTTTCCTAGTTTAAGAAAGTGTCTATCTTTTTTAAGGACATTCTCGTGGTAGACTTTAGAAGCTCTAATTGCAGACCTTCCTATACCTAATATCTGAGCTAATTCAGGAGTTGAAATAAGAAAGCCAAGCTTTTCATCATAATATGCTTTAACTTCTCTTTCGTCATATTTAATACTAAATACTGCATTTGGATTCAAACTACCATATAATTCGTAGTATTTGAGTATATCTTTGTCAGCATCTGACACCTTAGAGTTAATTGTTAATTCCTCACACCACTTCTTAAACTTTATGGCTCTTTGACTTTTAAAGAAGTTCCCTAGTTCTTGTATTCCTTCTTTGGTCCATAAAATTAAATCTTGGGTAATCCAATGTTTACCCTTTATGAATTGTTCTTTATTTAATTGATGTTTTTGAATATCATCAACAGTTGTTGCATAGCCTAAAGCTACCTCTTCAGTAGATAATAAGAACTCATACCTATTGTCAGGTATAAAGTTAAGTTCTACGTCATCACTAAATGTTTTTGCGAATTTTTTCATAATGACACCTTTTATTAATTTAAAGTCATCTATTTATGACTTTAGTTAATTGAAGTATAAAATTAATGACCTTAAAATATTCTTATATAGTCATTTATTTATGACTTTTTATATTTTTAATCATTTATTTATGTTTTCTTAGTAATAATTCAACTATGAAAAATGTAACATATAAAGAAATCGCTGAAGATTTAGGTAAAACAGAAGGTACTATAAAGAACTGGAGCAAAAGTCATCCAGTGCTTTTAAAGTATGTTAAAACAGGTGCTTTTTGTGAAAAGAACAATCTTGATATAGATAAGATAAAAAAACTAGTCGAGCTTCAAGAAGTTATTCAAAAGAGCCAGTAATTCACCAGCGTCCAAATTTTGGACGCTAATGTTCTAAAACCTCAGTCTCAACATAAGTAGAAGTAAAAAGCTGATAGCTTCTACCTTTTTTAACTCTTCTTACATCTCCAAGCTCGTGTGCAAAATATAATACATATCTTATAGTCTCTGGACTATGCTCTGGTATATATGGATAAATTTTTGATTGTAAGATACCTTCTTGCTTTGCAATGACAGGGATAAGTTTAATAATCATATCCTTATATAATGGATCACGATTAGCAAAATAAGTCATTATCTTTTTGAACTCATCTTTATCTTCTTGAGAGACACTTTTATCAACCATTCCATAAGCTATTTGTTGAAGAAATCTTCTCATCTCATCAAAGCTTTGACGTTCGTATGCATCTATAATTTCTATAGGCGTACCATTTGGATAACTATTGTTTTCTTTTGTATCATCGTTGAGTATTATTTCTTTGCTCTCATCTTTTTTCTTTTGTTTATCTGTTACTATTTTGTTAAATTCAAACCAACCTATTTTTCTACCAGTTTCTTTTTCAAGTTTCTTTTTTTCTTTACTGTATTTCCATAGTCTGTAAAAAGACCAAAGTAAGACAATCCAAACTAAAATTTCCATATTGATTCCTTTTATTTTGTTGGAATTATTGTAACAAAAATAACTATTAATCATACTTATTTTGATTTAGATAAAAAGATAGTGTTTGAGGATTAGTTCTTATTGATCTATGTAAGTTGATTAGGTCAGAGTTGATATCATTTAGAACTTCTAGTTTAGTTCTTTCTTTACCAAATAGTATAGAACCAGCTCCTCCAAATACTTCAATATAGATCTTGATATCTTCAGGAATAAGATCTATAATATCCTTTGAAAGTTTAGACTTTCCACCTACCCACCCAAATGGTGCTTTTAATGTTGTTCTTTGCATAATTATCCTTTGTGAAAAAACGTCACTTTTTTAAAGTAAAGTGACATTTTTAGTTAAAATTCTTATGCAGTCAGCTTGGGGAAGGTGGCTGTGTTTTATTAAGGAGGTTCACTGCTTCTTTTATAAATCTCTTTCATTTCTTCTTTTATCGCTCTTTTGTTATCTACTAACCTATTTATATTTTCAACTGTTTTATTTGCTTCATCAAGTGCGTTTTTAGCATCATATGTTGTTTCTATTTTATCTTCCTCTAAAAACGGGATTTGTTTTCTGTATATGTATAGAATCAATAAAGATAAAACTATTAATATGATTGAAATAAATGAGTAGATTAGTAGATTGTTCATATTAATCCTTAAACTGGCGTAATTATTGAACCATCCAACATACTCTTCCAAGTACCATTAGAAAGTCTACAATATAAGGCTTCATCTGTTGTATTGAAAACAGTTTTACCAACTAGTAAATCTTCAGTATTAATAGAATGTGTTAAGTCAGATATATTTGCAGAAGTAACATTATAAGGTCTTACTTCACCTCTTTCACTTACAACTAACCCATTACTACTTTTTAAATATCCACCATTAGCTAGTCTTAATTCTTTATAAATATACACATTTCCCTGACATTGTAAGTAACCTTTTAAAAATGAACTTTGTGAAGTGTCAGAAATTTCTAATCTAGGAACTCTTAATACTGCAGTAGAAGTTCCACCTATTTTTTTCAAATTTATCCCATATTGTCCATATGCTTCTAAAATACAATATTCTGTATCGTCTTCATTAACATCAAACAATAATTGTCTTATTTTTGATATATTTATTCCAAAAGGATCGCCACCCCCATAAGCATCAATTATTTTGGTTGGAGTTTTATTGTTTGCTCCTAAATCTAAGTATACATCTTGTATATTCAAATTGTTTATTCTTCCTTTTTTAAGATTGATATTAGGGAAAAAAGTAGTTAAACCAATTTCAGAATGAAGATACATTGCACTCATAAAACTAGCATCGTTTTCTAAGTGAACACCATCCCCTTCCATTCCTACACTTTGCAAAGTTGCATAGTCTTCAAAAAATTTATATTTGTCAAAAAAGAACAAACCTCTATTATATGCCTCTTTAAACCAAATATCATTTTTTAAGATTTGAGATTCTGTTGTTTCTATATCAGGTGAACTACCACAAACAATAGTTGAAGCATTACTTATATTGTTCAATTTTTCAAGAGTAATAGCAATATCAGTATCATAATTTTCCTCTTTTGCTTCTATAAAAATCAGATTTACATAAAATTCATTAAGCATTAGAGTAAATATATTATCATCACAATAATTGTTTTGTGCAAGTGTGCTACCGCCAAGACCAAAAGGAACTGGAATTATTCCTTTTTCCCTCATAAACATTGTTCTTATTAATATAATGTTTCCAGTCGCAGTATATCTTACTCTATGCTTTGTATTTTTATCCATAGTAAGAGTAGATTTAAGCATTGTTGCACTTGCTTGATTACAGTCTATTGTTTCACTATATAAAACAGTATCTTCTGCTTCATTCAAGACTTCTATTAAAACACTTCCTAAACCTACATCACCAACAAAATAACTTCTTGCTTCAATATATCCCGATGATTGAGAATTGTAACCTAATAAGAAAACTGCACCATCTTCAAATCTTGTTGTTGAACCAGCTGGGTCATACCTAAAATCTCTACCGCCATCACTACCATCATAAATAGTTTGGTCTGTTGAATCTGTCAAAGATGCTACTCTTATAGTACCACTTACAACATTTTGAGGAATACTACCTATTGCATTTGGTGGTGGGGGAAATTGGTCTGCACCTATTCCACCTGCAAATTTTTCAAGTTGTTCAGTAAATCCTCCAGCAGTTTTATTAGAGATACTATCTCCATAATATGCAATACCTATATAGTTTAAACTTTCTTCAACTGCATATTTATAGTAGTTTTTGAAGAACTTTCTTAAGTTTTGTTTGTTGTAAATATAGTTTTTCGAGGCTAACAGTTCATCCGCAACCTCACTAGGACTAACCTTATCAAACAAAGTTTTGCCATCATTTAAAACTTTATCAATCTGAGTATCATCAAGATTAATTTGTACTACTTCTTTTTCTTCCCCACTTACAAAAGCTATTAATTTATTTATTACACTTAATGACATATCATTTACTCCCTATTATCTTGTCATTGCTAGTCATGATTATTTTGTCATCACTTGTTAAAATCAATTTGAAAACCTTTTTGATTCTTCCAAACTTTCTCAGAACTCCTGCCAAAGGAGCAGTTAACTTTTTAACCATAACTTCTCCTTCTTAGATCACTTCTCTTGTAACCAATACTTCAACTATATCTTCATTATTTTCAGCAATACCAAAAATTTTTGATGTTTCATCTTCATTTACGAAACTTGGTTTGTCTCTATAGTCACCTATCATTTTTCTAGTTGCTGGATCATTAGCTTTAACAGGAACATCAGAATCAAATCTATAAAGTAAGTTTCTATTGGGGGTTAAAAGTGTAATTATTCCTGGTCCTTCTAATAAAAGTTTCCAGTTTTCTCCTGTAACTTCAGTCGTTGTCGTATCATCTATAAGTGCCATATTTTATCCTTTGTTTTAGTTTTCAAACTTTACAGTCATAGTCCAGCCATCAGCTTTATCAAAACTATGATCTATACTTTCAATGCTGTATTCAAGATTATCATTTGCAGACACATTTAAAAGTTCTAAAACTCCACCTGCATACATAATCTCACCTTCTATTTTTAGTTCACCTGTAACGATACCTGCATTTGCTTTTTCTAGTTTAGCTTGGGCTTTTGCTCTTGCTTCATCTTCATTAATAAAACTATCTTTATACTCCAAAATTGGTTGAGCTGCATCTTTTGGTATTGTTATTACTCTTCTTTGATTTAATTTAGTGTCATGCCATGAAACTTTTACACTATTGTAAAAGGTCTTTTGGTTGTGTACTATTTCAGGTTCTTCAATACAATTATTTATATCTATTTTATATCTTGGTAGAAGTTCACTTTTTTTATTTTCTTTGATTTTTTTTAAGAAATATATGGTGTCATTTTTGATATTAAAAATAGCGTTATACTCTTTTGCAATCCTGTTTAAAAAGTACATATCCGATTCATTTGTTTGAGCTAAACTTACAATATATAGATCATCATAATCACACTTTATTTTTAGATCATATCTAGTAGCTACTTGTTTGATAATATCTTTAATAGAAAGCTTCTCATAAGTGATGTTTCTTTTTACTTTAAAGTTGTTTGAGAAATTTACTCCAGTTGCTATGATAGTAAGCATTTTCGAACTTTTTTTAGTTGTTTTTACTCTACACAAACAAAGTAAAGTTAAAGAACCATCATAACCTAGATAAAGTTTTATTTCATCTCCTGCAGCTGGTCTTTTAAAATTTCCTGCAACTTTTATTTCTAATTGGTCACTTTCATTATTTGCTTGATCACTAAATGACAGACTTATTAGGTTTTCTAATATTTTAGAGGTTTTATCTTTACCATTTACTGCTATTTTAATAGAGGGTTTCCTTACCATAATTCATCCTCTACAATCTCTTCAGTTTGGTTAATATCAGGTAATATTACTACATCACCCTCTTCCAAAAAAACTTTATCTACTAACTTACTATTTAAAAGCAAAACATTTTCAAACTGCTCTAAACTTCCAAAAGTCTTATAAACTAATTGATCTAATCTATCTCCTTTAGTAGCTACTATTGTCATTGGCCTACCCTCATTAAACTTATGTTATAGCTTTGTTTTAAGAATGCCCCATCTTTTAAAAACTTAGATCTTGTTTTACTAATTTTTAAAATCAAAACAGTATATACCTCACCATCAGCAAAAGCTATTGTTTGAGGCTCTTTTTTTGCTGCCATGCTTTCAAATTCATTTAAAGAGTTTTTACTCTTTGCAATAAGATCTCCTGATAGTTCATCAGATTGTTCATATTTTCCTACATCTTGATAAGAGTTATGTTCTCCTATTCTTTCATGGGTTACAAAAGGATAGTCTATATTTGTACTAAACTGATCATATGAAGTTTTATTTACTGTAAATTGAAAGTCACCTATCATGCAAAGCATTAAAACTCCTCATCATCTAAATATGAGTTAGAAGCTCTTGCCATACCATTTGCAATACCTTTCTCAACTTCTACTGTTGAAGTTGGATTATTAATTTCTATTTTTGAAATATTTACATTTTGAGACATATTTCTATTTCTTCTATCTCTTCTACTTAGAAGCTTTTTACTTTCTTGAGCTACTATTTTTGTTGGTGTTTTTGGATTTATTACTGACTTTTCATCTCCAAAACCAAAAAAACTAATAATTGATTTCCCAATTTTAGATGTAAGTTCTATTACTCTTGATATTGTCCAAACTGCCATTTCAATTGGTCTTAGAATAACTTTAAATACTGTTCCTATTATCTCACCTATTCTTTTTCCAGTTGAGCCTATCTCTTCTAGTGAAGTGGTAGTTTCTTTTGAAACATTAAACAATGATAAAATTCCATCATAGGCTTTACCTACAACTGAAAAAAAATCAGAAAAAGAACTAATCACAGGAGTAAAACCAGCTTTTAATCCTTCAAAAAAGCCACCAAAAAAAGTTTTTATTGGAGTCCAATGCTCGATGATTTTAGGTGCAAGAAAAGCTAAGGCTAAGGCAGCTACTCCAACTGGAACAAATGCCAATCCTAATGCTTTTATTCCAACTGTTGCAAGAGGAACAGCCTTTGCAATAAGTCCAAAAGTCATAAGAAGTCCACCACCTACAACTAAAGCAGTTCCACCAATAGCAACCCACTTTACAATACTTGCCGAAAGTTCTTCATTCTCAGTCATCCAGGTTCTAGCTTTCATAGCTATATCACCAATTTTAGATGTTATTTTCGTAATCATAGGGTTTAATTGTTTCCCTATAGTAGAAGTTAGATTTACAAGCCTATTTGTCATAAGCTCTACACCATAACCTTTATTCATAGACTTAGCCATTTTTTCAGTTACCTGTATACCTTTATCCATATTAGTTCTTAAATTTCTTTGAGCTTCTGATAACTCATCAGTTTTAGTTATAAGACCTGCTATTAATTTTGTAGCTTCATCAGAACCAAATGCTTCTTTTAATAAATCTTTTGTTTCAACACTTTCTAAATCTTCATATTTATTTCTAATCTTTTCTAAAATATCTACAATTGGAAGCATTTTTCCATGTGAATCAGTAAATTTAAGACCTAGTTTTTCTTGTGCACTTCCAACTCCAGTTAAAAAGGCTCTATAACCAGTTCCTGCTTCAGATGCACTATTGAAAATAGATTTTCCTACACCTACAATAGCAAGCTCTTCCTCTAAACTCACTCCCATAGATTTAGCAGCAGCTCCAATATTTGAAAGTCCTAGTGCTAAGTCAGCTCCATCCGTTCTAAAAGCTTGTACTGAGGTTGAAATAGCTGCAGAAAACTTCTCTCCAAAATCAAAGTCATTTTTGAAATCTTTTCCAAATATTCCATATCCCAAAGCAAAAAGCTTACTCATCTCTTGTCCTGTTGCTTTAGTAGCTTGTGCGGTCATAGATGATAAAGCTGTCATTTTTGCAACCCCTGTGTCAGAAAGTGAAGAGATACCAGATTTGATATCATATGCAGAGTTTAAAAATTCAGGAGCTGATACTCTTGCAAATTGATTAGTAAACTTTTTTGCTTCTTCAGTAATAGATGCAATTCCTTTTGCACCTATTCCTAAAGACTCAAGTTCACCCTCTTTTTTTGCTATATCAGTAAAATCAGTGTAAAAACTTTTCATAGGAGCTAGAATAGCAGTACCAACTGCAGCACCTGCAGCTCCAATTTTTAACATAGAAGTTCCTACTTGTTTTATCTTAGCATCAAATTTAGTAAGAGATTTATTTGCAGTAGATATTTTAGGACTTAAAAGATCTTTTCCTTTTAGTAAAACCCCTACATTCAATACACTATTCATAACTTCTCCTATTTGCTTTCACTTGCATCTTCTGCTTCTTTTACAAAAAAAACAAAATCATCTAAATCCATACTTAACATCTCTTCAAATCCAAACCCATGAACTTGAGCTACTAAACTTATAGCTTTAAGGCACTCTTCCCACTCTATAACTACAAAAGTTTTTCTCTTAGAACCTCATAGTCTTTCCAGTCTAACTCATCAAGTTCTTCAGGAGTTATTTCACAAAGATTTCCAATAAGAGCAAATTCTCTTTCAATATCACTGTTGATATCTTTTACATTTTTCATATCTTTTACTTTTGGTTTTCTACCTTCAATTTCTTTTCCACTTGGAAGAATAATCTTAATTTTTGCCATAATATTTCCTTATTGAATGTTTGATCTAAGTTCTGCTAAGTAATCTACACCATAGATCTTAGCAATCATATTATCTGCATCTAGTTGTACTAGCTGCTCACCATTTACTTCAAACTCAAAAAACTTCACTTTTATTTCAAGTGTTTGTTTTACAGCTTCTTTTGCTTTTAAGTTCCCAAACTCAATATCAAAATCACCTTTGATAGTAGCAACTGCAGGAACAGCAGCAGAACCTTTTTTAATAGAACCTTTTATTACAAAATATGCTTCTTTTTGTTTTGTAGCTTGTTCCATAATAGAAGTTGAATACTGATTTACAGTAATCTTTGCTTCCATCTTTTCTAAAGTTCCAACTAAAACTTCTTTTTCAAAACCACCTGCTGAGATATCTTCTCTAGTAAATGCTATCTTAGGAAGTTCAACTTCATCAGATACACCTAAGTGACCGATACCACCTGCAAAAACATTTATATCCTGAACAAACTCAGGAACTTGTACACCTGTTGCCATTTATTATTCTCCTTGATTTAAAAAGTTAATTAGAACTTCACTATATGCATCCGTATAAACTAGCTCAATATTAAGTTCTCTAATAGATGGCATATCTTGAAATTTAACAGTTAAATAAAACTTACCTGCAGTAACCGTTGCTTTTGTATTCTTTTTAGGATCAAAATAAACTTCAAATCCAATTACTACACCATTTCCTACAAGTTCATTCATAAACTCAGTGATAGTTTTTTTAACCTCAAGTAGTTGATCTGCTTCTCTATCTAAAGCCCAAAGTGAAGCTTTAACTATTGCATCCATACATCTATAAAAAGTTCTTACTCTGTCTAGAGCTTGCCAAATAGGATCTATATCTCTAGTTTCAAATCCATAAGTTCTCCAACCTTGATTTTTAAGAACCATACAAATACCTTCTTGTCTAAGCCTTCTAGCTTCACAATCAGCTCCTTGAATAAATTCTATTTCTCTATCAGTACCAGCAGCTCCTTCAACAACTCTATTTGAATGAGATTTTGCCCAACCAAAAGGTTCATAATCATATCTTGCAACAACTCCAGCTATACAAGAAGAGTTTGGAACCATGATTCCATTTAGCTTCGTTCTTCCTGTTGAATGAAGAGTAAATCTTGATGCAAAGTTTTCTACATAGGCTTTGGTACCTGCTTCATCACTTGAAAAATCATCAATAATAGCAGTCATCCAATATTTAGAAGCCATTGCTGAAAGTTTTGTTCCAATATCTAGATCAGCTGAAAACTCAGGAGCTATAAGTAATCCAAGGATTGGACTTATACCTGTTTGAGAATCAACACTAGATAAAGTATCAAGAGCATTTAAAACAGCAGTTTCTTTTGATACATCATCTAAGGCATCATCAACTAAAATAGCTACAATAGGACAATTAACCCCTTGCATATAAATACCTGTAAGAGCAGCTTTTAAAGTACCTTCAGTAATATTTGTATCAGATACATATGTTAAACCATCTTCAGCATTGTTAAATTTGTGAAAACCAAAATCCCCTGCATTTGCCGAAGCCACTATTACAATAGCAGTTGAAGACTCAACTGTTACAGGTCTAGCTGCTTCAACACTAAAACTTCCATTTATTCCATAGTTTAAATCCATAAAATCTCCTTATTTTTTGATTTTTAATATCTCTTCAGCAAATTTAACATCTGCTTCAAAGGAACTCTTGCAATGATCTAATTGCCAAAAGAAAAGACAATTTATATAAATATATGCATGTCTCCACCCTTTTTTGTTTCTATTTATATAACACCTAGCACTTATTGTCATATCATGGTGTCCAAAAAGTAAAAAAAGATTTAATGTTTGACTAATCCAAGCAAATATACTTAAAACCCATTTTTTCACATCACACCTCTTCCCAAACTATTGCTTCAACTGCTTCTTTAGTGGTTGCATTTTCAATTTGTACTTTTAAAGTATTTGCTTGAAGAAGCAACTCTTCTTTTCTTTTTTTACCGTCAGAAAAAACAGTTTTAAGCTGCTCTATCGTATGAGCTTTCCAAGACCAAGTGGTTATTTCTTTATCATCGATTATCTCTACTATTCCACATTTAAAAGAAGCGTCAGTTCCATCTAAAACCACCCCAATAAGATTTAACTGATCTGTTTCTTCAGATTGATAAATATGTTCACTTCCTAAAGCACTTGATGGGAAGCCTGAAACAATTGCACTTTTACAAGAACTGTTTATTTTTAATGTTTGTTTGTCTTTTAATTCTCTTAATGTGTAAACTGGATTTTTTAAAAGATCTGCTTTTTCTTCAAACTCATCTAAAGCATATTGATATTTAGTAAGTTCAACTCTTTCCATATTAGGTTCTTCTATACAATAATCTCTTCCTGAATGAAATTGAACTGCTGTAAGATTTGCTGGAAGTGTTGTATCTATTTGTATTTCTACACCATTTACTATTGCTGTATCTTTAATTAGTGTTAGTGATGTTACATCTTTAAATTCCATTTATCTACTCTCCTTTTCTATATCTTTTTTTTGTTTTAGAATGAAATCCTGACCTAATATCAAAGTACACTCAGACCATTTTGGTAGTGAGATTATTTTATCATCGAAATAAACATCCATTCTGTCGCTGTTGACATCATAATTGTGCCCAATTGCATTTTTTAGAGTCTTATAAAAAAAATTTCTCTTGTATTTAAATTTATATGTCATTTAAGCAACCTTCATTATGTATTGAACATCTACATATTTTGGAATATGTTGTTTTGCAACCCCATTACCCACATTCCCAGAATTTCCAGTATGAGTAGCAACAGTGATATTATGAGAGTGCCCAGCATGAGTTGATGTTGTTACACTTGCAGTATTTACAGTTACTGTATGAGAGTGAGCTCCTGCACTATCACTTACATCGGTATATGTAGTTGCATCATAAATACTTCTTTGTGCAACTGTTCCACTTGGGGCACTCCATCCACCACCTTCACCTAATGGAATACCATGAGCATGGTTCCCCATTGTACTAGAACTAGCAGAGTGGTTATGATTTGCACTATGTGAGTGAGCTCCTGCACTGTCTGAACTTGCACTATGTGAGTGATTTATTGAGTGGCTATGAGCTGGTAGATTATCAGTTGATAATGTAAATGTATCTGAACCACCAGTATTACCTGCACTTATTGAACCTCTTAAAAACCTTCCATTTGTTAGATCAGGTAAATCTCCACTTACTAAACTACCATTTGGAATTGTGCTTCCATCACAATACATCCAACCATTCTCATCTACAACTCCACTATTAGGGACTGTGTATGTTCCATCTAAACTTGAATATATAGCTTTTATTTCACCTAAAAAAGATACATTCTTTAAATCTTCCAATGTTGCATATATTGCTGTTTCATCAGTTGTAAAAGTAATATTTTCAGTATTTGTTGATGTAGTAGATACTTTTATATGAACTGATTTAGAAGCTCCTTCATTTTGATCTACTTTATAAGTAATTGGTACTGTACCTATCATAATACAATCACCATCTATATCAAACAAAGCTATTTCTTTTATATAAAATCCACCAACTTCAGATGGAATAATACAGTCAAAAATAGTTGTACCATTTCTTGTATCTACATTATTTATATCAGCTCTATGCTCTTCGGTAATAAGTCCAGTCATAGTTGGCTGTAAATCAGTAATCACACCAGAACCTACTGCATATTGTTTAATCTCTATATAATCATTGTTTAGTTCTGCATTTTGTTTTTTACTTAAACCAACATTTGTAAATATTAATCTATATGTACTCATCCAACTAACTCCAATTCAATTATTTCAGCACCATGTGTGCTACTTCCTAGATAAATATTTGCAGCATCAATTGAAGCTGTTACATTTATACTGTCTAATACACTTCTTACATTTTTATAAATATTTACATATTTCTCTAATGTCTCAAGGTCATTTGCTGAATATGCAATACCTATTGATTCAATATCTATTTTAAAATGATAGGGTTCACCTTCATATTCAAACCATTCAATAACAGTTGCAGTGATATTTAATTGTTGAAAAACATATTCAACAGCATACTTAGTGCCTTTTTTTCTTTTTAATTCTTTTACAGCACTAATAAGATTTCTTTTTTCTTGAGTACTTAATTCATCTCCCCAAAAATCAACTGCAGTTTCATACCCTAAAAATGGAAGAAACTTTTCATCACACTCTTGAGGGTTTAACATTCTTTTTAAAGGTTCACACTCTATTCTTAAGTTTTCAAAAAGAGTTGCAGAAAGTTCATCTAGAGCATGAAGCTCTTTAGATTCATGCTGTGGCAGTAGTGATTGAAATGCCATTGCATATCCCTATTTCATTTTCTATAGGTTCAATATTTGCTATAGGAGAAGTTATTACAACCTCTTTTACACCTTCCACTTTTAGAAAATTGTTTATCTCACTTAAAGTTACTTTCTCCCCTATTTTTCTAATAGTTTTAAGTCCATTTTCAAGTGCTTTTTGAGCTGCTATTTGAATAGCTGCTGTCTCTTCATTTTCATTTATATATAAAGTTGCAACAACATCAAAAGTTACTTGTGTTGCTTCTATTGCTGTAACGGTATCTGTTAGAGGTCTTTGTTTATCAATATTTACAGTTTCTAAGATTCTTGTATTCATTAGAGCATCTGCACTTTCAGAAAAATAATAGATTTTTACCTCTGCTTGATCATTCCCTAAAACTTTTACATCTTCAATTCTTGAATCAGCTTTATAAGTTAAAGATTTATATGTTTCTTCAGCTCCTGCAGTTGATTTATCAGCAAATGATATTAGATATCTATCAAGCAAGCTTTCATCTGATTCTTCAGCTTTTCCATTTTTAAAAGCTCCTAAAGAAGTTGCAGTTATTACATAGGGTAGAGAGTTTGTGATATTCTCTGTTTTTACAGGGCTTTCTTCTATTTCTTGTTGTAGTTCAACTTTTCCTATTACACTAGATTCACCAGCATTTATAGTTACATCTTCTAACAATATTGATTCATATACACCTGTATCATCTGTTAGAACTAAGCCACTTTGAATAGTATAATCAACACCTAGAGGAACAGATATAGAAAACTCATACTCGGTATATGGATTTTCTCCTCCTATTCTTTCAACACCATTTTCAGCCACCTTATGATCTAAATTAGAACCTGAACAAAAAGCTAAAAGTAACTGTTTAACTATTTCATTTATCTCTTCTCTAAAATAAAGTTCTCGATATGAAAAAGCTTGTAAAAGTAAGGTATATTCATCACCTTCTAAAGGCTCCCATGTTACATCTTTTTCCGTGAAAATAGTTTTTAAAATATCTATATTTGAAGATAAAATATTTTCATAGGTTTTGTTTTGTAAAACTGTAGGTATTGGGAGTGATTTAATATTTATCATCTTACTTGAACCTCTACTTCACTTAATCTATTTTGTCTATCTTTTAATTTTATTTTTAGACTTACTTTTCCCGTAACAGGATAAATATCAAAACCTACACCTACGCAGTCAACTCTAGGCTCTATTCTTTGAGTAACTTTCTTACCATCTACAATTTTTGTATATGTTTTATTTATGGCTTCAAAGCTGTACTTAGTAGCCTTTACTCTAAACTCATCATTTGCATCTCTATCAAGTAAAGTATAAAGTAAAGAACCGTATTCAGGTCTCATCACTCTGCTACCAAGGGGAGTCATAAGGATTCTATTTATACTTTTAGCTATAGATACTGCATACATTTTTTATCCTATAAATACATTATTTGAACCAGTTGCGTTAGAACTACCACAAGCTATACTATCACCTATACGTGCTGCTGGTTTTCCATTTATAAAAACAGTTTCACTTCCTGTTGCCTGTACTGAACTATGAGTTTCAGGAATAGATGGACAAGTATGTGCTGCCCATGCATCACCTACTCTATGAGCACCTCTTCCATTTATAAAGACATTATCACTAGCTTCAATATTTGCTCTTGGTGGCCAACAACCATGTCCTGTACAAGTATCACCAAGTCTAACTGCTCCTGCCATTATTCTTTATCCTCGTTTATATAAATTCTTGAACCTCTTAAACTTATATCTCCAGTAGATATAATTTCAATATCTCCTACACAAGAAACTTCAAGAGTCGAAGATTCTGTATCATAAGAAATAGTAGTTCCATCTTCATATTCTGTTACCTCTTTTGTATCTGAATACTCATCAGGCTCCTCACAGTGAACATTTAAGAGACCTCTTAAAATTACTCCAACATCTGCATTACCTTTTGGGCATAAAACCATTACTTGTTCATTTGCTCTTATAGGTTCAGCTTTTCTTTTAAAAGAGTTCCCAAAAGTTTGTACAGGGAAAAAGTTAGTTTCTCTATCATCATCTACTTTAACTCTTGCTAACATTTTCCCATCACTTACTTTTGTTTGAGTGATAGTTCCAAATTGGATTAAGTTTTGAATAGCTCTTTGGGTATCTTTCATTTATTCATCTTTTTATTTAAGTTTTATTCTTCCAAACATCCATCTAAGTCCAAATGTAGCTGTAACAATTCCAACAACTAACCACATATACCAATCTGGTGTTTGCTTTAAAACTTCAAACCCTTTTAAAATATATGGTTGTAAATATGGAATAAAAGCAGCTACAAGAGGAATAGAAAACAGCAAAGTAAACCATTCATCTTTCCAGGAATGCTTCATATTATTTTGTGCAGCTGTATCCCAATCTGCTTCAATTTTTTGACCTTGTTTTGCAAGTTCAAAAGCCACATCTATTTTTTTCATTCTTGCTTCATGTTCACGCTCAAGCTCTTTGTCTTCTTGTTGAACTTTTATTGTTTTTCTTTTTTGCCATTCATTAATTGGCTCTTTAATAACATCAGCTATCCATGATAAAGGATTTAGTTTTGATAAAAAGCTCACTTACTTCCTCCTATAAATTTTGTCATCATGTCTAGAATCTTTGAATTTTGTTCTTTTATCTCTCTTACTGATTCAGTTAAATGTTTTCTTTCTGACTGATAAAGTTCGATTGAGACAAAACTCTCTCTTGCACTTTTTTCTTTAATCATCTCATCACATTTGCTGTCAATTTCTTTTAGTTCTTTATACACAAACTCTTTAAAGGTCTTAAAATCATCTAGTTTTTCACTTGCACTTTTACCTTGTAGTTTTAAAGTCCAATAACCTCCAGCAAAGGAGAAGATAAAACCAAGTACAAAAAAAAACTCTTTCAAACTCAAAGAAACTTCCATAAAAAAACCTTATATAAATTTTTATCGCAGTTTACACAACATCTATTCGTGAAATAAAGCAAAGGACTTTTGAAAAGATTTTTTCAAAAAAACACGGCTAGATAACACGAAACCTTCTTGGTTAAGATTCCAGCACTTACATTTAATTAGAAATAAATTTTAGGAAAGGAGAGTTGGTGCAAGAATATGAAGATGAACTAAAAAAGCTTTTAGAAGAGATTTGTACAGTTGAAACATATAATGGCGAATTTGCAAAAGCAAATGAGATCAAACTAGATCCAAGTAAACTTCCTATTATATATATTGATTTTACTGGAGAAAAACCAGATGGTTCTTTTGAACTTACTTTAGACTATTCTTTATATATTGCACAAGCTGCTTACTCTTCAAACAAAAAACTAAGAAATAAAAGTCATGAAGATATAAAAAACATCATAGTTGATATAAATAAAAAGTTATATCACGCCACAGTTCTTGAATCTCAACCTATAAACGTAACAGGTTCACGAAAAATACTAGATGCCAAAAACGACAATGCTTATATAACAGTTTTTCAAAAAAACATAAATTTCACAATACCAGACAACTATATTGAAGGAGTTAATATTGAATAAAAAATCACTTATAGCATGTGGGCTTGTTTTTGCTTTAAATGCCCAAAATATACAAGATGAAATAAAGCTTGCAATTAAAGGAGAATGGAAAGGTCATCAAAAGGGTTCATTTGAAATTACTATTAATGACCTAAACCAGATGAAAGATAACTTTGAAAAACAAAAAGTTGATTTAGTAATTGATTTAGACCACTTTACAATTGACCTTGGAACTGCTGAAGCTCAAGGTTGGATAAAAGAGCTTTATATAAAAGATGAGGAACTATGGGCAAAAGTTGAATGGCTTGAACATGGGAAAGAGCTAGTTAAATCAGGAAAATACAAATATATATCTCCTGTATTTCAAGAAAATACTATAGACCCTCAAACAGGAGAAAATATTGGTTGGACTATCCATAGTGCTGCTTTGACGAATAGACCTTTTCTTGAAGACTTAGGAGAAGTAGTAGCAAATAATAAACCAAATTCAAAAAAAGGAGAATCAGGTATGACACCAGAAGAGAAAAAAGAAATGGCTGACCTTAAAGCAAAGGTTGAAGATTTTGAGAAAAAAGAAGCAGCTGCTGAAGTTGCAAGAGTAGAAAAAGAGGTTGACGATGCAATTGCAGCTAATAAAGTAAATAAAGATCAAAAAGATTCTTTAATCACTTTAGGAAAAGCAAATCCTGAAGAACTTACAAAACTTTTAGCAGCTGCTAAACCAATCGTATCAAAACCAGAGGATAATTTATATCAAAACAATAACAACAATTCTGCTTCTGACAAAAATACATTGTCAAAAGAAGAATTAGAGGCATAAGGAGCTTTTAGAAATGAATGAAATAATTCAAAGACCATTAACTATTGATGAAGTCATCATCAAAAAAGAGAAAGTGAAATCTGGAAATATTCATTTTCCAGTAGGTGTAACAACTTTACTTATTGGAACGGTTATGACAACATCAAATGCTGGAGATGATTGGTATGCATATCCTATTTTTGATGCAACAGCTGTAGATACAGGTGTAAAAGTTGTTGCTGGAGGTAAACTATGGGAGAGTACTGCTGATGCTAATTCAACAGATCCTCTAGTAGATGAAACAAACTGGACTGACCTTGGTGAGATAGATGCTTCAGGAGTTCTATGTGTAAACATGGAAGAAGAAGGGAAAGGTACAGTTCTAACTATGGGACAAGTGAGAGGTAAATATTTAACTTACCTTGATGATTCTATCAAACACTCACTTTTCAAAAACAAAATTGATTTAAAATAAAAGGGGAAATAAATGCCATTATTAACAGCTAGTGATTATTTAAGAAGTAGATGGACACCATCAAATGTTACAGATAAACTTATTCATACAAAAGTTGTTGAAACTCCAAATTTTGACAAATATGTAAAAGATAGAAAAGGTCAAATTGGTGCAAACTTTACTATTAAAATTTACAAAGGACCAGGAGTAGTATTAGAATCTGTTGATGCAACAGATGAACATATTGTGTATGATAGAGGTGAATACTATGAAATTGAAGCTAAAACAGCAAGATATCCTTTATCAAACCCTATCACACCTGATCAACTTGATGAGCTAAACAATTACAAAGGTGATGATCTAAGACTTTCTGTTGCAGAAGCAATTGGGGAAATTCAAAGAGAACATAAAGAAGCTTTTGACATAGCTTTAGAGCATCAAACTACAGGGGCAATGTTCAACAATGTAACTGATGGAAAAGGAAAAGTTTTATTTAAAATCAACTACACAGGTTTAACAGCTGAGTTTAAATCTGGGAAAAAATTAAAAGACTCTATCAATGAAGTCTTTAGACATATCAAAAAAGAACTTGGTGTACAAGAAGTTCAAGTAGAAGCAAAATGTAGCCCTGCTTTTATGGATGGTATTTATGCTTTAGCTAAAGAGGAAAAGCTATTTGATACCAAACAAGCAAAAGAAGATGCTACAAATGGTACAAATGTTTTAGAGATTCATGGAATGACATTTATCGAATATTTAGCTTCTTGTCCAAATCAAGATGGTGAAGAGATTGATTATATCTCCGAAGGTGAAGCTGTTTTCATTCCTACAAATGCTAGAAACTTTAAACTTAGATTTTCAAGAGCAAGCGATACAAAAGCAGCTGGTTCAAAACCTAAATTATATTTTGGTGCAGTTGAAGAAATTGCAAAAGGGAGAGGTTGGGATGTTAGATCAGAGTGTAGACCTTTAGTTTATAACTCAAGACCAGCAGCAACTCCAAAAGGTAAATTTATCTCTGCTTAGTCAAAATCAAAATAAAAGCCTTTAGGGGCTTTTATTTGCTAATTCGATAAATCTATCGAAGAAAAAGAGAAAAGAGTTTTTAAACGGGTTTTAAACGCCCTAGTATAAGGATTAAAATTGATTACAAATGAAGATTTAATAAAAGAGATAGGAAGTGAACAATTAACACAGCTTTCTGATTTAGATGCTGAAGGTATTTTAAATCAAGATGTAATAGATGATGCTCTAAATGATGCAATCTCTCTTGTTGAGTCTTTTATAGTTCCACCAGATAACCCAACTAAACTTTTAAAAAAGATTGTAGTTGATCTAACTATCTATGAATTAAGAGCAAACCATAATCTAAACTCTGATGAGGACAAAGAAAAGAAAAAAGAAGCAGAAAACTATCTTTTAAAAATGAGCACAGGAAAACTAAGAACTGAAATCACAAATGAAAGTACTGTAACAGTTCCTGTAGAAAATCAATCTTCTGCATTTAGAAATACAAAAAGAAAAAGAGTATGTTTCGAAGGATATAGATAATGGCAAAGCTAAGTAATGCAGATAGAAATAGAATCCTTGCAAGAAGTCTTTTTGTAGATGCAAAAAAATCAACAGAAGAGATATCAGAAACTTTAGAAGTAACAACTAAAACAATTGACAATTACAGAAGCAAAGATAAATCATTAGGCTATGACTGGCTTACTCTTAGAGCTTCAAAAGATATCCAATCTTCTCAAGAAAAAAATGAAAATATGTTCTCAATGTTTACTCAGTATATGATGGAGTCGTTAAAAGAGATTAGAGAAAATGAAGAGTTTACTCCAGAAAAGAAAACTCAAATGATTGTATCTTTAGGAGATAGTTTCTCAAAAATGAGAAAAATAGCAGCTTCAGAAGATCCAGAAGCATACAAACTAGGATTAATCAAACACGTAGTTCAAAATATATTAGTAGCTTTAAAAGATGTATTAGATGAAAAGTCTATGACTAGAGCTATTGACAAAATTTATGAAATCCAAGAGGATTTAATCGATGTCTCTGTTTGAAAAAAGTGAGCTTTTAGAACTAGTTGACAATACTTACCAAAAAGCTTTAGAAGAAGGAAATAGTAAATATTCAGCCTTAAAACTTTCAAGGCTTGAATATAAATCATGGGTTAGTGATTTTACTGCAGGACTCAAACAACAAATTAAAGTTACTAACCTTTTAGATGCAAATTTAAAAGAAGAAAGAAAAGAAAAACAAAAGTCAGACTTTCATTATTTTAGAGAAACATACTTTCCTCACTATTATAGCTTAGAAGGTAAATCAAAGCTTCAGGACCACCTAGAAGATTGTTATTATAAAATCATAGATAAATATAAACCATATGGATTAAGATTTGCTATAGCAGCTCCAAGGGGATTTGGTAAATCAACTGATGTGTCTATTGTTTTTCCTATTTGGTGTATAGTAAATGGTTTTAAGAATTTTATCACTATTTTTTCAGATGCAATAGAACTAGCTGAAACTTTAGTTGAGTCTATCAAAGCAGAACTAGAAGAAAATGAAAGACTAAAAGCTGATTTTCCAGAAGCAACAGGAGTTGGTCTTGTTTGGAAAATTGGAAACATAGTTACTAAAAACAATATCAAAATTAGAGCATATGGTAGTGGGAAAAGAGTAAGGGGTGTTAAGCATGGAGTGTTTAGACCTGACCTTTCTATCATAGACGATTTAGAAAATGATACAAATGTTAGATCAAGAACCCAAAGAGATAAACTTGAAGAGTGGCTAGATGAAGCTATAGAGAACTTAGGTTCAGTTGATGATAGTATGGATATTTTATACATAGGTACTATTTTACATAGAGATAGTGTACTTGCAAGAAAACTAAAACTGGCTTTCTGGCATCCTGTCACATTTAGAGCTTTAATCTCATATCCTGAAAATATGCCTATGTGGGAAGAATACACAAGTATTCTAAAATATGAAGGTGATGAAGAAGCTCATAACTTTTATTTAGAAAATAAAGAGCTTATGGATACAGGTGCAATTTTACTTTGGGATGCAGTAAACTTAGAATCTCTTATGAGAAAAAGAGCTAAAAATCCTAGAGCTTTCCAAAAAGAGCAGCAAAATAAACCAAATAGTGAAAACCAAAAATTTGACTCAAGCAAATTTAAAAAAATACCTTATTCTCAAATGCCAAAGCTAGATTATATTTATATGGCTGTAGATGCCAAAGGAGATAGTGAGCAAGGAGACTATTGCGGTATTGTACTTGGAGGAGTTTGTTTGGCAACACAAAAACTTTATATCTTCTATTCAAAACAAGCAAGAATAAAAGGTAAGCCTGTAGTAACAGAAGTAATAAAACTTCTTAAAAAATACAAGGTTTATATGCTTGGTGGAGATAAGAATGGAGGTTTTTATCTTTTAAGAGACTGGATAAAAGATGAAATATATAGAGACAATAGTGTTAATGAACCTATTATGAAATTTAAACACCATACAAATGATAAAAACGATCGTATGGGTGAATTAGAATTCCCTCTTGATAATGGAGATATGATATTTGTAGATGATCATCCTGTATTATTTAATCAAATGGATGACTTTCCAGAATCAGAACATGATGATTTACATGACCCTTGTCAACAAGTGTATGAAATGAGCAGATTAAGAAGAGTAAAAAAAGATGCCCAAGAAAGTGGTTCAAGAGATAGAAAAAGTAAAAGACATAACAGACCTTCAAAAAGAGGTTCAAGAGACAGAAGAAGTAGGAGTAGAAGATAATGTTTGGTTTTTTTAAAAAAAATAAAAAAAAATTAAAGGCATCAGGTTCTTTAGTTGAAAATGCAAAAGATGAAAAAAGAACACCTATAAAAATCACTAGTAGGCAAAAAGATATTTTAACCTCTTTATTTGACTTACCTATTAGACAAGAATGGCTAGATGAAGAAGCAATAGACAAAATACTAAGAGACTCAACTGTAAGTGCTGCTATTGGTTCAAGAAAAGCAGCAACTCTAAAAAAAGAGATACTTATTACTTGCAAAGATGATAATATGAAAGAAAGACTAGAGGCTATCTTTGATTATGATACTTTAGACTCTGTTTTAGATACTCCTTACCAAGGTTTTTCAGTGTTTGAACTTAACTGGCAAGAAGAGATACCAAGTTATCCGAGAGCTGTAGAAAGATATCATAGAAACTTTTCTTTACAAAATGGTGTTTTAAAGTATGAAGGTAATGGTGTAGCAGAAGATATACAAAAACATAAAGCAGTATATCTAACATACAAAGCAAAACCTGATAAACCTTATGGTCAAGATATTTATAATACTTTATTTTGGTTAATTGAGTTTAAAACAGCTTCTATGGAGTTTTGGGTTGACCTACTTGAAAGATTTGGAACACCTTGGGTAGTTGGTAAAACAGAAGGTTCTAAAAACCAAATGGCAAATGAACTTTATGAGATGCTTGGTGGTGGAGTTGCAGCTATTGATGTAGATGATGAAATAGATATCACAACAGCAACCGATAAAGGAAACTTCAAAGAGATAGTTGAATATCTTGATGACCAAATAAGAGAAGTTATACTTGGAGGTAATCTTACAGGGCAAGTAAAAGGTGGCTCACAAGCAGCAGCAACAGTACATAATGATATTAGAGAAGATTTAGCAAGAGCCGATGAAAATGTAGTAAATAAGTTTATAAAAAATATTATTGATAACTTTAAAGAAATTAATCATATTAATGAAAATATCACTGGACTTTTAAAAGATAAAGATGATCCAAACAAAGAATTGGTTGATAGAGATAAAGTTATCTATGATATGGGATATCAACCAACTCAAGAATATCTAGAAAAGACTTATAACATTAAGCTTGAGAAAGTAGAAAAACAAGAAGAAAAACAAGAACCTATTTCAAATAATGCAAAAGCCAATGAACTAATATCTTTATCAAACAAAAATATCTATGTAGATGAACTTGATAAAAATGCATCAAAGATAGATATTGAGGAAATAGCACTTACTTTTCAAAAGCAAATAGTTGAAGTTATGAATAATAGTGATTCATATGAAGAAATGATTGATAAACTATATGATCTATATCCAAATATGAATACAACAGTTTTAGAAAACACTCTTTTTCAAAACCTTGCAAATGCAAAACTTCTTGCTGTTGCTCAAATAGAGGATGAAAATCCAAATGGTTAAAATAGACTTTCAAAAGCCTCCTGAAGAGATACTAAACTATCTTAAAAACAAAGGCTTTAAACTAACTTTTGATTATGATGAGTTAATTAAAGAAGCTCATCATAGAACTTTTACTGTTGCAAAAGTTACAAGAGCTGACTTACTAAATGATATCTTTAACTCTTTAGCAACTGCTATGGAAGAAGGTAAAAGTTTCAAAGACTTTAAAGAAGATATTATTCCAACTTTAGAAAAAAAAGGTTGGTGGGGAAAAAAGGAAATACTTAATCCTATAACAGGAGAAGTTAAAGAAGTTCAAATAAACTCAAGAAGACTAAAAACTATCTATAATGTAAATATGAGAGTTGCACATCAAAGATATAGATTCAAACAAATGATGCAACTACCTACTTCTACATTTTGGATGTACAGAAGTGCTTTACTTGAAACCACAAGAACTTCACATGAAGCACTTCATAGAACTGTATTACCAAGAGATCATATTTTTTGGGCTACAAATTATCCTCCAAATGATTGGAATTGTAAGTGTACAGTTACAGCTCATAGTGCAAAGGATTTAGAAAAAAGAGGTTTAAAAGTACATACAGGAGTAATAGATAGTATTGCTTCAAAAGACTGGGCTTACAATATAGGAGATACTTCAAAGATATCAACTATCTCTAAACTTGATCTTTCAAATGTAAGTAAACTTAGAGATGTAAAAAAGAATAAAGCCTATGAAAACTTATCAGATACAGTTTTACTAAATACTTTTTTTAAAAAGCTAGGGGTAAAAGAAGGTGATGTTTACATAGATAAAGTAAATGATCCAATGATAATTGATAACAATCTATTCTTAGACAAAAGAACTAAAAAACTAAAAATAAATAAAGAAGATAGACATCTATTACTTGATGAGTTTGTAGAAACATTAATAGATCCAGATGAGATATATTTAGAGCATGACAAAAATGGTTTTAAAAAGAATATGTTTAGATATATAACTATTGATGGTAAAAAAGAAGCAATCCTTGCAGTGTTTAGATATTTTAAAGATAAAACTCAAGGTGCTACTATATTTCATGTTACAAGAGATCTTGAAAAAAGAAGGGAAATGAAGTTGATTTATAGCAAAGAGAAGCCTGAATAGTGTTAAGCTTCAGACATCACAGGCTTTGATGTCGTGACAAGCATCCAATACTTAACACATCTCTTTGTTTATGAAAAGATTATAACATTTTAGGAAGTATTATGCAAATAAAAATAAAACTTGAAAACTTTGATTATGCTAAACAAAAACTTGAGGAAGCAGCTACTGAGATATCAGATACAAAACCTTTAATGGCAAAACTATCAAATCACTTGTATAACATAGGTATGGATAGTTTTGATGATGAAAAGGATCCTTATGGTAAACCATGGACTCCACTAAAAGAATCAACTCTAAAATATAAAAGTACAAAAAAGATGCTTTATGATGAGGGAGATTTACAAGGACAGTTTATAAGAAGATCTTCAAAATACAAAGCTACAATTGGAACAAGTGCAACTTTTAAAGGTTTTCCTTATCCTGTAGTGATGCAGTTTGGTAAAGATGATGGAACAGTGGAAGCTAGAGCTTTTATGCCTATAGATTCAAATGGTAAGTTATACGGTGGAGTAGAAGAAGAACTACAAGAGATAGTTATAGATTTTATAGAAAGCACCTTAAAATAATTGAGGCTCTCTTACAGATTTTGTAATTATGTAGATTTGTGATTCACTAAGATTATGTGTTTTTGCTAATTCTTTTATTTTTCTAACAGTAGGATTTTCTAGGTATGCTTTTATAATATCATCATTTCGTGATGTAGTTTTATATGAAGGAATATACAAAGAAGAACCACCATGTTCTTTTATAACATCATCCAAAGAAGTCTCAGGATTTTTAATAAAATTAAACAATTCTTCAATCATATCAAGGTTTGTAACAGTATTTGCACCCATGATTCTTCCTTAAACTTTTTTGAAAGTATAGCAAATAAAATTACATATCGCAAGATATAACTTATTTTATATTTCTTATTGATGTATTTTATAAATTATATTACATATTGATATTCAATAGTAAATTACTATCTTTTAGATAAAATAATGACAATTTATTATAAAAGAGAAACAATGGAAAAACAAGAAGCCTTAAAAAAATTAAATGATTTAATAGAGGATTTAAAAAATCTACCAAGTTATAACAAAGATGGCATGCCAGAATATAGTAAATGGTATAGAAAAATTAAAAGAACTATAGAAAAAATTTTTGGAGAGGCAAGTAGTCACCTTTATGATTTAGAAAGAATGAAATTTGAACATATTCCTTTTAATCAAGCATTTGACAATATAAACAAAACAAGTGGAGAAGAGAATAGATTTCACAAATTGATACTTGAAAAAATAAGTTTAATAGAGTCTCTTATCGAAGAAGTAGAAGAGTGGGAAGATAATACAGCAAGAACATACTCTACAACCAAATTGGAAGGAACAACAGTTACTGTAGTCAATATAAAAGATACTACCCCTAAAACAAAGGTATTTATTGTCCATGGGCATGATAAACAAGCACGTCTTGAAATAGCAAGGTTTCTTGAGAAACTTGATATCGAGGCAATAATGCTTGATGAACAAGCGAGTGGAAACAATACAATCATTGAAAAGATAGAAGAGTATTCAAGTCAAGTAGGATTTGGAATAGTTTTATATACAGAATGTGATATTGGCGGGAAAGATGAAAACTCATTGCAGCCAAGAGCACGTCAAAATGTAGTTTTTGAACATGGATATCTTGTTGCTAAACTAGGTAGAGAGAATGTATGCCAAATAAAAAAAGGAAATGTTGAGACACCAGGAGATGTGAGTGGAGTTGTTTATATTACTATGAATAGTGATTCTTGGCACTTGCCTTTAGCTAAAGAATTAAAGAAAGCAGGATATAATATTGATTTAAATAAGTTATATTAACTTTTCCAAAGCCACAATAACCTTAGTGGCTTTACCTTTCAGCAAATCATCAAGCAAGATAATCTTTGCTTTAGTAATTTTAAAGATAAAGTTTAAAAGTGCCTCTTCACTTGTATTTCTAGCTTTTTCATTCCAAAGAACTCTTATCTTCTCTTTTTGTAGTTCTGTTATAAACTCTTTATTTTCTACAGGATTCAACATAGGAATATCACTAACTTTTCTTTTACAAAAATCTAGTAAAAGTTTTAGTTGATCTATTGATAGCTTTTTTGTACTATCAACTCCAAACCTAGAATTCATAAACTCTTTTCTTTCCTCGTCATCACTAAATACATTTGATTTATTGATTTGTATTAGTTTGATTAACTGTTTTTTATATTCTGCTTGTGTCATTTTAATTATCCCCTCCCTTTTTAGAAAGATTAGTTTTACAACCATTTTACAACAAATACAACTATACAACTATTTTTACATAAGCACTATTTTATGGTATTTATAGAGTTTTTTATAGTTGTATTTTTGTTGTTAGTTGTATTGTTGTAATAGTTGTAAGGGTTAAATTGCTTGGTAGATATGAGACCTACCTTCTTCTTTGCAAGACCAATATTTACCTACATATTTTTTTAAAAATGCAGTTGCAGTTTTATTTGCACTAGTAGTACTAAGTGCTTTATCAAGCAATGCACCTTGAGGCATAGGTTCTTTATTTTGAGTTAAAACAGTAACTATTTTTTTAATTTCTATTTGTTCATGAGCAGGGATACAGATATCATCATAATCAAGTATCTCTAAGTCATAGTTATCTTTTAATAGAAAACCACAATCACTCACTCTAAACCTGCCCTCATCTTTTTCAAGTTTGTATGTTTTACCATCTGCATCTTCATATTCTAAAGTTAATTTATAGATATTATCTGTTGCAGATTTAAATACAGTTGATCCTTTATAATTAGGATCTTTTTTATTAGTATGATGTAGTATTATTATAGTTGCTCCAGCAGATCTTAATTTCTTCATCTTTCCCATAAATGATTTAACAGAACTATCGCTTGATTCATCACAAAAATCAGTTGCACTATCAAACATAAAAATTGTATCGTCATAGTTCTTAGTTGCACTATTAGCATCTTTTACAAGTATTTCAAGAGCATCTTTTGTATCTATTAAAATAAATTCTTCATCTTTAGCAGCTTCAGCTAAAACCTCAGGATGCATATAGTCAAATCTATCACTTAACTCTTCCCATAAACTATCTACACCTCTGTCTTCTAAGGCTATAAGAGGATTATCATTGTCATAATATTCTGTATAGAGATTTGTGTTTTTATATATCCATTTGGACAAACCACATAAAAACATACTCTTACCTTGTTTTGGAGGGGCATAGATAATAGTAATTGTATTTTTAATCAAGAAGTTAGGGATGATGTATTCAGCTTTAGCAGCTTCTCTTCTTTTCTTAACTCCTTTCCCTCTAAATCTACTCATTTATTTTCTCCTACTTTTCTCAAATTATCCTCAAGCCATTTTTTAAGCTGTACCTTTTTACCTGGTTCTACTTTCTCAAGAAGTTCATCAAAAGGATGTTTTCTATACTTCATTTGTACAAATAGTACTTTTAGAAGCCATTTGCTCAATACTGCTTTATCATCTGTTTTTACTATCTTTTCAAAGTAGTTAAAGAACTCATCAAATTTTTCAAAGCTATCAACATGTGTTTGCATATTCATGTAAGCTTGATCCATCTTTTCATTTCCTGTTTGTGGAGTTAGCATTCTCTTTCCTTCTTACATTTTTCACATCTACAAGGGTAGATATAACCATAAACTAAATTTCTACATCTATATTTCCAACAAACTTTTTGTATAAAAAAAACCTTATACATCACCCACCCTCTACTATTCCACATTTTTTGCACTCAAACACAGCTCCAGCATAAACAGCTATAAGCTCAAAATCATGTGCACAGTTAGACTGTAGATCTTTGATTCTTTCATATTTTTCTGCATTATCAGCATTTAGATTATCTATTCTTTTACAATTGTCAGCTATATATCGTTCCATAGCTTCTATATCTTCTTTTGTCGTATCTTCCATAAAACCTCCTTCAAATAATCTCAATAGAACAGCTCGACAGCTGCTCTATGAAACTACTTATTTTGATTTTCTATAAACTTATTTTTCATATCCTCTAGTAGTAAATCAATATTTGGGTAAAGTTCTGATTCATCTGCCCAAAAAGGTGTTTTTCTACCATCTAATCTGATGTTGTAATCAACTGTTTGTTTATCAAAATCTGATAGAACTCTAACTTTCAATATTTTCGCTTTTACAATCTCTTCTTTATGTATTCCAAATACTTCATCTTCAGGATCAAACTTTGTTTCTATCTTCATCTAACTAACCTTTTTAGAACAAATTTCATCAAGTAGACTTTCTTTATCATCAGATGTTAATTTATTAACTGAATTTCTACCTCTTTCAAATGCTGCTTTTCCAAACTCCAAGAGCTCATCTTTAGTTAAAGTATAAGTTTTATTCTCAATTGTTATTCCTGGAACGATATCTTTTTTAGTTTTTTCTACTACATTATTTTCTTTTGCCACTATTATCTCCTTTTTCTTTTTTTGATTGTTTTTTGTAGCTTGAATTTGCTGTTTTTTTCTAAGCTCTCTTTTCTCTTCTTGTTTTTCTTTTTGTCTTTCTGAAGAGTCAATTTTTTTACACTCTTTACATACACTCATATGACCTTTTGAAGTATTGTCTTTATAAAACTCACTTAGTATTTTCTCTTGATTACAAGTAGTACATACATAAGTTCCATCATCTAAAAAGTGTCTACAACCTGTAAGTTCAAAATAACTAGTTGGTTTAATCCTATTTTCTTTACATCTTTTCTTGTAGCTTTCATAAGCAACTCTCGTCATTGGATTACTCATAAATCTCCTTTCAAATAATCTCAATAAAATAGTTGAATGTCAAAGATGCTTTACATTTCTAGATTTTTATTCAAAATGTAAAGTATCTTTTACAACTACTCTATGAAACCATTTATCCCTGTACAAACTTGTTTGTTGCCTTTTGTTCAGAAATAAATTCTGTATAAAATTCTTCATTACCACAATGCGGGCATACATATTTACTTTCAATTTCAGAAACAACTTTCTCTGCGAGTTGAGAATGTAAACCTTCCCAACCACATTTCCTTGTTTTAGTACATTGCCATACCTCTATACACTTTTCTCTTCTTACTTCTTCAAACTCTTCTTTAGTAACTTTCATAACCACCACCTTATTAAATTAATTGTTACCATTTTTTAAGTACTCTAAACTTTTACTAATAGCTTCACAGTACCACTTAGTTAAATCTCCATTATCAAAGCACTCTTTAGCTCTTAGTAACTCTTCATCATTATCCAAGAAAAAAGGTTCGCAGATGATACAAGGAGCCTGCGTATATCTAAGCAGATACCCACCTCTATCCTCAGAACTTTTAGCCTTGATTCCTCTGTCATTATTTTCAAGTCTTTGCACCAGGTGATTTTGAAAGATTCTAGCTATCTCTTTTCCTTTTTCACTCTTATGATAATAAAGCATTTCGCAACCACTAGCATGGGTATCAAATGCATTACAATGAAGACTCACTATTAAATCTGGATTTAACTCATTGATTTGTATAGGTAAGTCTTGATAAGTAGTCTCTCTGTAAACAACTATTATCTCATCTTCATGAAAGTTAAATAGATCACCAAAATTATGCTCTATATCATGAGCTAAAGCTCTATTAAACTCAAACTCTTTTACATCATAGTTTTTATTAACTGCACCAACTGACCTCTCATTGTGTCCTATTACAATTGCAACTTTCATACTGAATCCTTTACTCGTTTCTCATCTTCAGTAGTTATTTCTAAACCTGCTAAATCTAGAACTATATGTTCCAAAACTCCATCTACATCATCATTTTTTCTATGTTTAAATCTGATGTATGATTTAGTTCCCGCTATCTCAGTTGCATCATCAATCATGCTCATTGCTTCTTTCCAAATTGGATGTGTTATTTCATATGATTTTAAAGATAAAATTTGTTTAGCATCAACTTTTCCATTTTTTACATCAAAAGCTCTTGTAATAAGAGTTTGAATTTCAGCATCTGCACCATTTGTTTTAAGTGTTAAATACTCATCTATTTTTTCTTTTGCAAGTGATAGTTTTTGATCAAAAGTTATAAGCTTAGTCACTTGTATTTCAACCACACCTGTACCATCATAAGTTTTAAGTGTAACAGCTCCACTTTTAGAAGTGATTCTCTCCATATCATATTTCTGTCTAAGTAAATCAACAAAACCATAACACTCTTCAAAAGCAGCTATCTTGAATTCTTTCATTGCACCTTGAAGAATAATTGCACCATGAATTAACTTTTCTACAGCTTCATCCTCTAACTGCTTATCAGCAGGAACCATATCAGGATGAACATAAGTTCCATCCTTTTTTCTCCAGTGACCTTTTTCATTTTTATGTGCCATTAATTACCTCCCAATTTATCTTGTAAGCTTTTCTCTATTCTTAAAATAGGTGCTAACATCTCTTTTGTAGTTTCAATATCTGCTAAAAGTGTATCCATCATATGTTCAGCTAAATTTTTCATTCCACAAGTACTAAACTGACTTTCATAAGTCACACCTTTTCCAGCAGTTAGGTGTTCTTGTTTTGTATAACTTTTTAATGTTAGATCATGGTTGTCATGATTATCTACAAACTGCAAGAAGTGATGTAGTTCTTCTTTTCTCTTCTCTAAACGTTCAAGTCTTTTTTCAAGTTCTAGTTTTTGAGGACTCATTACTGTAATAGAACTAAAATCACCCTCTTTAGATGCTTCATCAACTCCAACAAAACCACCACTTGCAAAACCACCTTTTAAACTTCTAACCATCATCAATGCAGCATATTCTACATCTGAAACTTCTATTTTTTTACTCATTTTTTCTCCTTATATTAAATAATTTAAAGCTATAACAGCCAAACCTAACAAACAAAAAACTATAACCCAGAACAAAAGAATTACAGGTGCATCTTCATTTCCAGTGGGATTTTCCATTCAATCTCCTTTTAAAATCTAATTTTGAGTACTCAATAAAATCTTCACCTTAAAGGTGAAGACTCTATGAAAACTCACTTGACTATTTTCATCTTCTTTCTTCCATATAACAAAGCAGATATCTTCAAGCTTCTATTTAGTTTTTTAATCTCTTTTTGTGTTAAATATCTAGCATTTGGCTTAATCTATTTTTTGCTCATATTAAGCCTTTTTGATTTTTGTCTTTTTAACTACTTTCAAGCCCACAAAATCAGCTAAAAGCCTACATAAAAACTCTGCTTTTGATTTTTCTAATTGAAAATTCAATGCTCCTACTCCAATGAAAATTGTTGGAGTTTTGTCTATATTTACTTTTTTTATTGTTATTGCACTCATTTCTTCTCCCTTTTGAAAGGTGTTTTATCTTTTGCTAAAAAATATAATCTTGATACATCAGCTATAAAAGCACCTAGCAGTAAAGCTCCTGCAAATCCTAAGGCTATTGTTCCACCATCTAAATACATTCTAAATCCTTTGCTAAATCTTCCAATGTTGCTGTTGTATCAGCACCTATAATCTCAGTTTGTAATCCATAAGTCTCTTTTACTTTTTGAAGTATCTTCCTTGGGTCAGCTTTATATTTTCCTCTCTTTATTAGGCTAATTGTTGCTTTTGATACTCCAACTTCACGTGCTACTTTTCCTATTGATTTTTCATCGATCTTTTGTTTTAAAAGTTCTAATCCATCCATAGACTTCTCAATTCATGGTCATCTTTTTTATATGCTCCATTTTTAAGTTCTTTAAGTACTTGTCTAACTCTTTTTGCTGAAAAAATATAATTCACCTCTCCATCATTGTATGAATCTTGAATTACTCCAAGTTTTTCGATTATCTTCCACCAATCACTTAGTTTTTTTCTAGTGATACCAGCTGCTTTTGCAAGTTCAATTTTTGTTGCAGTTGTATTTTTAATCATGGCTTCAAGTATTTGTGGAAGATTTTCAGGCATCTTTATAACCTTGTCTTCTCTTAAAACATGGGTTTCATTTGTATTTGGATCATATAAACCTTCAGGAACTACACGTGGAGCTGCTACACCTGTAAAATTAAAAAGTGAATACTCTCTATTTGAGTAAGGTTTTTTATTTTTGCTAGTTAAAAGTATGTATTCACAAGCTTCTAATTCTCTTATATATTTTTGCAAGTAAGCTAAACTTACATCACAAATCATCATCACATCACCCATCCTGAAATGTGGATTTCTTCTCATATAGTTCCAGATGGTTTGATGTTTTTTATTCTTTTTATAATTAAGCTTTTTTTGACTTGTTTGTGACATGATTTACTCCACTTTGATGAAACATTTTTAAATCAACACTTTTGATACTGTTTAATTTACAAATTTTCTCTAGTCTAATTAGAAACACTCTTATTTGACGAAGATTTGGGTATTTTTCTTTAAAATAAGAGATTAAATCCTCTTCAATCTCTACATCACTTTGTTTACAAAATGCCCGAATATCTTCCTTGCTGATATCTTGAAACTCTACAAACTCAACTATTCTTGACTCGTAGTGAGTATGTTTTGCAAACTTTGCTTTTGCTTCCTCCATACCCACAAAAAAGATAATCACTCCTGTCTCATCATGTATATCTCTGAACATTTCCAAGATTTCATTTTTTGTATATTTAAGTATTGCATCGACTTCATCTACGATTATCATCCGAGGTTCTTGCAAAAGTGCTTTTTTAATTCTTTGATAAAGAAATGATGCATTACCAGCAGAATCTACTCTAAGCTCATAACAAAGTTCTCTTAGTACTGATGTTTTATTCCAAGTTTGAACTGCTCTAAATAACAGTGCTCCTTCAGCAGCTGCTATCTTTTCCAAACTCATAGTTTTTCCAAGTCCAAATTTTCCATATCCTAATCCCATCTTTGGAGCAGATTTAGGAAGATCTTTTAGACCTTGCACCGCTTCATAAAATTTGATATAATTTTGTGTTGGAAGAAAATTTTCTTTCATAATCACTCCTGTTTGATTTATTTTTAGTCTCGGCAAAGACTCGAGCAGGATGTGAAATTCACATCCCTATCCAACCTTTGATTTTGCTATTTCCCACATATCTGGATACTCTTTTGCTAAAGCTAATGTTTCATTATCAACTCTATTATTTTGTAAATCCCAAACAAATCTGTCTATAAAGCTTGTAAATAAAGGTCTTCCTGATGGAAGTACTTTATTTGGTTTACCCTCTTCATTTTTGTTTTTAAAGTCATATTTGTTTGATTGTTCTAGTTGCTCTTTATCTTTTTGTTCTATTTTTTTAGATTCTCTAAATAGAGCATCAACTGTTTTAGTTCTTTTAGTTACTGCTATACCAGTTGCTTCAATCTCATCACTTACAGCTTCAATTCTGTCCATGATTGTTGTATCTTTTATAGCAGCTGCTTCTTTGATGATTTTGTCCATTTGTTTCATAAGTGCTTGTGATTTTTTCTTAGCACTTCTTATTTTGTATCTATCTTGACCCATTACTGATAAGTCTTCAGCAGTACAAATAAAATGCATATTTTCATCAAAAACATAAACTACACCCAAGTCTTCACTTGCCATCACATAAACATAATGTCCTGTAAGTTCTATTAGGTCCAAATGAGCATATTGGCACCCATCAAATGAGATTCCTTTTTTACCAACTCTTCTAACTACACTCTCACCTAGAAGCATACAAAGCATACGTTCATCAGGAATACTTTGAATAGGTGTAATATCACTATTCCATTTTTGTATTGGTTTTGTTTGAAGTGTTGTATGTTTTCTTTGTTCATAGATCTTATCGGTCCAGTTATCAATCCAAAACTGTAGTTCATTTGGACTTTGTGTTACCGTTAGCTCAAGACCTATATTTTCTTTTTTGATTTTCCAAGCATCTCTCCAGGCATCCTTTTCCTCTTTGGTTTTAAGTCTTTGTTGCTCTCTCCATTTTTCTTGAGCTTTAAGTTTATCTGCAAAAGATTGACGTGCTTGTAACTCTTTTCTTTGAGCTACATTGTGACCTATATATCCTGGTATTTGTTCAAATAATTCTCTTGATAATGTTCCAAATATTCTCTCAACAAAAGGTTTACACTCACCACTAAAAGGAGGTACTACTTTCATGTTTATTCCAAGGTTTATACATATAGTTTCAAAGTGATTTGAAGTATAGTCTTTACCATTATCTATAACTACATTTTCAGGAATACCAAGTTTAAGTATTGCTTTTCTAAGTAGTTGGGATATGGAATAAGCAGATGAAGTTTCACATACATGAAAAACTGCTCTTCTACTAAACACATCAACAGCAGCTATAACTGAATACCTTTTTCCATCACTACAAATAACATCAGCTGGTGTTGAGTCAAGTTCCCAATAGTGATTTCTATATTTAGCCTTAGCACTTTCATCACCATATGCGACTAGATATTTGTTTTTTGCACTATCAGGTGATTTACTAAACTCATGAAGAAGTGGATTTTTTCTTTTCCACTCATTGAAGAATGAATATAAAACATCCCTAGAGGGCATCGTATCACCAAAGGTATGACACATATTTCTATATATCTCTGATATTCTTGGTCTTGAGGTTTTTAAAAAGTATCTAATAGCAGTATCTTTTTGTTTTTCATCTAAAGATTTAACACCTTTAGAAGATCCTCTTGCATCTATAAAAGCTTCAATAAGATTTGCACCTTTTGCTTTTGCATCTTTGTATTTCCTAAGCCAATCAAACAACTGCTTTTGAGATATCATTCCAAGCTCTTCAAATTCTAAACTCTGGTAAATTATTTCATCAAGCCACCTTCCTGCAGACAACTCATTTGATCTTTTTAAATAAAGCTCAATAACTTTACATTTTAAGATCGCTACTTTTTGTTTTTCTGGAGTTGCCAAAAGATACTTTTTAGTAAAATTTGCTTTTAAAAAGTTAGTATCTTTTTCATTTTTTTTTGGCTTAATTCCAGCTTCTTTTAATTTGTCCTGATATCTTTGTGGAAGATCTTCAAACTTGTAATGTTTTACAGGCTTTGTTGCACCTGGTATATTTTTGAGTTCATAGGGTGTGTTTTTTAAACTATTAGATATAGCCTGCTGAGATATTCCTAAATGAGATATCAAATCTTTTTCTGTAAACTTCATCTTACTCCTCCCAAGGTAGCTTACCTATCCAGATCCCATCTTTTTTAAGTTGTTGGATGATTTTTCTAGTAGCTCCATTTTTATGGTTTTTTGTTCCATTAAAACTTCCATCTAAAACCTGAGACACGATTGCATGACCAACACCATAGGCCTTAGCATAAGCAGTAACTGCAAAGCCACGTTTTTGAAATTTATTAAAAACCTCAGTCATTTCTTCTATTTTTTCAGTTCGTAAATTTTTAGCTTTAATCTTTTTGAAATTTATATTTTCTGATTTGACCACAACCTCTCCTTTTTGACAAAATCAACTAACTCTTTCTTTCCTTTTAATCCACCATCTTTTATAAAGATAAGCTCAATATTTCTAGGATTACATTTGTGTTTTGCTAAAAAATATATAAAGCCATACCTCTTTTTTATATCTGTTTCAATTTCATAAAAACCACATTCAACTATCATTTCAAACCTTTATTTTAAAATTTAAGTAAGTACCAATAACTCCACCAGCTAGATAAAAAACTACGGTTAAAAAGTCATTGTCTAATAATGCTTTTATTCCTATAGCACTACTTACCAACCAAGAAGCCTGTATTAAAAGTGTATAAAACATACTTTTTACAACTTGCTCTTTCACAAGCACACGTACATTTATATGCTTAAAAAAAACAAGTAATAACTGTGAAATAAATACAGCTGATATCTCTAATATTTGAGTATTCATCTTTTCCTTTCTATATTTAAAGTTAAGCCCTCGAAAATTCGCAAAAAAAACGAGGACTTAATAATAAATACAAAATATCAATACTCCCACTCAACAAAGTATTAATCACTTTAACAATTCAGCCAATCAGTTCTGTGTGTGGCTTAGATTTTTAAACAACAATACAAACAAAAGTAAAAAATATAACTTCTTGATTTTTTAATCTTTTCTGTTATAATTTCCTAACTGCTTTGTTAGTATGTTGGAATTATACATACAAAATGTATGAATGTCAAGACTTTTGTATGTAAATTTAACAAAAAGTATGTATGGAGTTTAGAATGAGTGATATAAAAGAATCGATAAATGCCCTTAAAAAAGCTTTTGATGTAGAAAAAGATAGTGAATTAACAGATATATTAAAAATAAGTTATTCTGCAATAGATGCATGGAAAAGGAGAGGTAAATTACCAAGTAAGTATGAAAAATACATACAAATGCAAGGTAGAGTCAATAGACCATCCCATGAGTTAAAAACAAGCAAAGAAAAATTAACTACAGAAATTGAAACAAATAATTACACTATAGACTTATTAAGTGTTAGAGCAGGAGCTGGTAAAGGTATTTATAACTATGTCATAGAAACAGTTGATACCATTTCACTTGATAAAAGTTTTTTTAGAACACCAATAAATACAAAAAAAGTTAAAGGCATACAAGTAGATGGTGATAGCATGGAACCAACTTTGAGAGATGGAGACTATGTTCTAATTGATGAAAACATTACTTTTGGGACAAATGGCATATATGCTATTCAATATGGTGGTCAATTGCTAATAAAAAGACTTCAATTCAAAATGGACGGAAGTATCATTATCATAAGTGACAATGAAAAATACGAAAAAGAAATTTTCAACTCTCAAGAAAACCAATTACCTTTCCAAGTAATAGGAATAAAAATCTTAAGTATTCAAAGATAAATAAGCTGTTTTAACCTATAATATAAAATATTATAAAAAAGGAAAACATATGGAAGCAATACCATTTATACTATTTATATTGGTATGGATATTCTTATATAAATATCTTGTAAACAAAAAACAAAAAGGGAAAGTTGTATCGCATTTATTTAGTCTTGTTGTAGCTACCATTGCAATGCTTATTTCAATCCTACTTCTCGCACCTGATTTGACACCAGAACAAAAAGCACAATTAGAAGAAAAAAGAAAACAAGAGACGCTGAAAGAACTTGCAGAAAGAAAACAAGAAGAACTTAAAGAATTTGAAAATGAATTATTAGTAACTATAGGAGAAGCAAAATCATTTGAATTATATAAATTAGAAAATTTTGCAAAAAGATATGTTGAATCTAAAAGTATAGATGCATCATATAATAAAAAATTTTATGACTGTTTGGGAAGTTTAGTTTGGGATAAAAATGAATCATTTACTGTTGGTAAAATGTTAGATTGGTGTTATGATGACTACAAATTATCTAAAGAACATAAAATGAAGCAATATTACAATACTGCATGGCTAATGAAAGACTTTAGTTTTTGGAACGGCTCATATAAACCACTAGTTGAACTAGTTAAAAAAGCAATGCATAATTCAGATTCTTTTGAGCATATAAAAACAATACCTCACTTTGTTTATCATGGTGTAAAAAGACCTCATGTTTCTATAAAAATGGAATATAAAGGAACTAATGCATTTAATGCAATTGTAAAAGGAGAAGTTTCAATAAAAGTTGATGCACTAACAAAAGAAATATATGACATTAAAGAATAATTTAAAATAAGTTTTAAAAGAGTGCCACATACTTTTCATAAACAAATATTTGGTTGTATTGGTTGTATTGCTTAGGTTGTATTGCTACAGTTTTACAACAATATTACAACAATTAAAAGCATAAGATAAAACATATTTTTTCCTTATGCTTGGTTTACCTCATATTAACGATTTTATCGCTATTATCTGCTCTATAAACAGTATTAAATTTACAATATTTTTTACTTTAAAATGAAGAAAAAGGAAAAGAGGGAAAAAAGAAGGTCACTTACTTTTTTAATTTTAGTCAAAATAATCGCCTACAAGTACCATAAAATAGGCTCTAAATTAAAAAAATGCCTCTTGAAATAGTGCTAACCTTTCTTTTACTCCCTTACAAAAGGAGATAGTGTGATTCAAAAAACACATTTAATAGAAGATGACAATGGTTATAAAAAATATAACTACTTTGAAATATCTAAAGGACTAAAAGAAATATTAGCCAAAGACTACCATCTATATAATAGTAGTGAATTTGAAAATAGTGATTTAGTAGAAAACTTATATAAAACAAATTTTATAGATAAATATGATGAAGTTACACAAAAAGAGGTTTTTGATTTATATATTAATAATGAAGAGTTTAAGAAAAAAGCTCAGTTTATATATTCTATTATAGATAATGACAAATATATTAAATTTGTAAATGAAAATAGTGAAATAGCTAATCCAAATGAATTAACAATAAAATACTCAATTTTAGATTCTTCTGGAGTAAAGGTTCAAATTTATCATGTAAGTATAATTGACATATCTTTTGTATTTTAG